AAAAACATAAAGAAAAGTCTGAAGAAAAAGAAGACAAGAAAGATGAAAAAGAAGTTAAAGAGATGGACCATATGGACAAAGACAAGAAAAAAATGGAGCCTGTAAAAGCAGGTTACATGAATTCATCTTACAAGATGAAAAAAGAAGAAGTTGATGAACATATGGAAGCTATTGTCGCTGGACAAGACGACCTTTCTGAAGAATTTAAAACAAAAGCTGCTACCGTTTTTGAATCAGCAGTAAACTCTAAAGTAAAAGAGATTGCTGAACAGATGGAAGCAGATGTTCAAACTAATTACGAGCAAGACATTGCAAAAGCAAAAGAAGAGTTAACTGAAAAAGTTGACAGCTACCTATCATATGTCGTTGAAGAGTGGATGAAAGAAAACGAAATCGCTCTTGAAAGAGGCATTAAAGGTGAAATCGCTGAAGACTTTATTACAGGTCTTAAAAAGTTATTTGCTGAGCATTACATTGATGTGCCAGACGAAAAATATAATGTTTTAGAAGAACAAGCTTCTAAAATTGAAGATTTAGAAAAGCAACTCAATGAGCAAATTGAAAAAAATGTAGAAGTTAAAAAAGAAAATGCTGAAAAGTCAAAGAAAGAAATTATGGCTGAAGTTGCTTCTGATTTAGCTGATACAGCAAAAGAAAAATTTGCTAAGCTTGCTGAAGAAATTGACTACTCTGACGCAGAGGATTTTAAAAAGAAGTGTGAAACTATCAAAGAATCATACTTTGGCAAAAAATCGGAAGCGAAAGATTTAGATGATGTGGCGGCTGGAGAATCTTCTAACGAAGATTTATCTAATGCAATGGCTGCTTACACCGCCGCTATAAGCAAAACGAAAGACATTAAACTTTCGTAAATATAAGTAAAGGGAGAATAAGACATGTACTTATCCGAAACACACGAAAAAAAATGGCAGCCTGTACTGGAACATCCTGATTTACCAGAAATCAAGGATTCATACAGACGAGCCGTTACATCTGTAATCTTGGAAAACCAAGAGAGAGCTGCAAAAGAAGACCAAGCTTTCTTGAATGAGGCCGCTCCTACTAACGCAACTGGTTCATCCATTGCAAATTGGGATCCAATCCTAATTAGTTTAGTAAGAAGAGCAATGCCAAATCTTATCGCTTACGATATCGCAGGTGTTCAACCAATGACTGGTCCAACAGGACTAATCTTCGCAATGAGAAGTAGATATACTTCACAAACTGGAAATGAAGCAATGTTTGACGAAGCTGACACAGACTTTTCAGGTCGAAACGCAGCTGGTTCAAGTGTTGATGGTTATTCATCAACTGCTAATTCCGGTGCAAACCCAGCCGTACTAAATGACGGTTCACCAGGTACTTACACAACAGGTACTGCAATGACTACAGCAGCTGCTGAAGCATTAGGTGACGCTAGTGGTAACGCATTTGCTGAAATGGCTTTCTCAATCGAGAAATCAACCGTTACAGCGAAATCAAGAGCTCTTAAAGCAGAGTACACAATGGAACTCGCTCAAGACCTTAAAGCAATCCACGGTTTAGACGCTGAAACTGAACTTGCAAATATCTTATCAGCAGAAATTCTTGCTGAAATCAACAGAGAAGTTGTAAGAACAATTTACACAAACGCTGAAAAAGGTGCAGCTGTTAACACAACTACAGCAGGTATCTTTGATTTAGACACAGACTCTAATGGTAGATGGTCAGTTGAGAGATTCAAAGGACTAATGTTCCAATTAGAGAGAGATGCTAACAGAATAGCACAAAGAACAAGAAGAGGAAAAGGTAACATGATTATCTGTTCTTCAGATGTTGCAAGTGCTCTTCAAATGGCAGGTGTCCTAGATTACACACCAGCATTGAACAACAATTTGAATGTTGACGACACAGGAAACACTTTCGCAGGTGTCCTAAACGGCAGATTCAAAGTATATATTGACCCATATTCTGCTAACTCAGCAGCTAAACAATACTATGTAGTAGGTTATAAAGGTACTTCACCTTATGACGCTGGTATGTTCTATTGTCCATATGTGCCTCTACAAATGGTTAGAGCAGTTGGTCAAGATACTTTACAACCAAAAATAGGTTTCAAAACTAGATATGGCTTAATCGCTAATCCGTTTGCTGAAAATGGTGCGATTTCAGGTGCTGCTACAGCAGTAAATGACGCTGGTTCTGCTAACTCAAACAGATACTACCAAAGAGTACAAGTTGCTAACTTAATGTAATCTTTGTAGTTGAGTTTTCAAC